CGGCTGTGGCATTAGCTTCGATAGCATTTAACTTGCTATGGTCGGCATCTGTAAAGACGTTACTATCAGAAGCAGCTTCTACTGCTGCCCTAATCTCTGCATTGGTTTGATCTGCGGTAGCACCTGCTTCTATAGCATTTAGTTTCGTATGGTCTGCGTCTGTAAATACATTAGAGTCTGAAGCTGACTCTACTAAGGTTCTTATTTCAGCAGCAGTTTGGTCGGCTGTTGCGTTAGATTCTATTCCATCTAATTTTGTTTTATCTGCTGCGGATTGATAGCCAGCAGCAGAAGTTGTTGCATTGGCAATGTTTAATTTAGATTGAGCTATTGCTGCACTTGCATTTACATCAGCGTTTACAATAGTTCCATCAGCAATCATTGTTGAAGTTACTGTACCTGTATCTCCTGACGTAATCAAAGTTCCTGATCTGTCAGGTACAGTAATTGTTCTATCAGCAGTGGGATCTGTTATTGCTAACGTAGTTTCGTTCCCATCATCAGTTGCACCTTCAAAAACTAAGTTACCTGTTATAGAAGTAGAACCATCTCTTTTTATAAAATCATTAATTATTTCTTGTTGAGCAAATAATATTTGATCGCTATTACTATCTAAGTCTGTTTCTGTTAAAACACTACCATCAGCAAAATCAACTTTCTTTGTAGTTATATTTGTATCTCTAGTAAAATTTATATTTGCAGTACCAGAAGGAGGTATATTACCAGAAGTAAAAGTAACTGATGAACCACTAATATTGTAGTGAGTACCTAGTGTTTTAAGAACACCACCAACTCTAACATCAACTTCAGTATTCTCTAAGAAAGAAAAAGATATAGCAAAAGTGGCAGTGCTACCATTTCCGTTATGATTTTGTGTAGTAGCTGTTGTGTTAGTAGCCATAATTAATTGCCTAGGTTTTTAATTTTTTCCAAGTTTTTAATTGTTGCTTTAGTTGTTTCATTGTTAATTATTTCTATGTTAGCAGAATATCTTTTAAATAATTCTCTATTTTCTGGTAAACGTAACCATTCATTTCTTGCTTTTACTTTATAGTCTGCCACTATACCTTTTATTCTTTTTGAAAGTATAGCTCTTGCATTGTCTTGAACACCAACCATAATATCTTGATTGGTTGAATCAACTTCTTCACCCATAGCAGTTTTATAAAAAGCTTTGTTCTCAGGTTTATTTAACTCTTTGTATAATTTTACAATTAACCTTTGACCATCTTCTTTTGTATCAAAAGCTAAATACTTAATATAACTTGCATATTGTTTGCTTGTAAGTTCAATACCACTTCCTTGTATTCCTTGTCTTCTCATAAAAAACTTTTTAGGTGATTGCAAAGATATATTTAAATCATTAATAACACTAAGAACATAATTATCTTTTGTATTAGTAGCAGTAAAAGGATTTAAAATATCAAAGGTATCAGGTCCAAAACCACTAGGATATTCAACAACTGAACCTGTTAACCAGTTTCTATCAGGTTCTAAGTTTGCATTATAAAAAGGTATTGTTCTAGCTAATTCATTAAGAGTTTGTCTAAGACCTGTATTTACTTCGTCTGCTGGATAATATGTAGTATCTAATTTTGTTTTGTCTGTAGCTCTTTTGACCGATCTACCAAATCCAGCAACAGGATTAATAATATTAGCAGCCCTTCTTGCTAGTAAAGTTTGTAAGGCATAAGGATTATGTATAGCTTCAGCAACTTCTGTAAGACCTCTAATGTAAGTTCTATCTGTTAGATTTCTTGCAATAGAAACAGTAAGTGCAGTAGCAAAATCATTACTCTGTTGACTTCCTATTTGTCCTTCTATGTCTATAAAATCTGCAAGAAGCATAAAAGTACCAGACCAAGGATCAAGTCTTTTATAAGAAATATATTTATATTTTGGTTTACCACTTTTTGTCAAAACTATTTCTCCATTTGAATCTCTTACAAGAAATCTAAATGAATATGGTTGCCAGCCTTCTTCTTTCTTTTGTTTTACTAATTGTCTATTTGCTTCTATTGAGTCTCCAAATCCTACAGTATTAGGACCACCACCTGTCATGGCTATTTCTGCAAAAGGATTTTCTATATCTCTAGCAATTAAAGCTGCTGAAACAGCAAATCCACCTCCTAAATACATTTCACCTCTAGCTCTTGCAGCGATATTAGGATCTGTACTTCTAAGTGCTTGCCTGTATTCTTTCATAAATAAATTTACAACAGGTGTATGTCTTATTTGTGTTTTAAAAATATTTACAGGAGTTCTTACAAAAGGAAAAACTATTCTTCCGTAAGGGTGTTGTGCAAAATTTTGTATTCTTCCAGCAATTCCTGTATTGTCTAATTCTTTTGTAAATGTAGCTTCAGCAGCAAAATCTTTAGCTTTCTTATACATATCTTGAATACTCTTTGGCATTTTTCCAACACTACCAGTATCAACAATTTTAAATACTTTCTCTGTTTGCGTTTGAATGTATTTTTTTAATTGATCTCCTTGTAAATTTTTTCTTATTCCTTGCTCCCAAGCTTCTGCTTTTACATAAGCTCTAAAGTTTACTTGTTTTAAAAACTCGTCTTCTGTAATTAACATACGAGAACCAAAACCATTTATTCTTCTAAAGTTGTTGTAGATAGAAGGAAGCCAAGCATCAGCTAAAAACACATCAACAAAAGGTTTTACTGTTCCTCTAGTGACAATATTCTGGTCTGCAAAATTTCTTACATCTTCTGCATTTATATTTCTTGATACTCGTTGTGCATCTGAAACCATTGCACCTCTATCAAGTATATTTTCATTTACCTTAAAAGCTTTACGAGCAATATTAAAAGCATCACCTAAAGATTCACCCATATATATAAATTGTTTCCAACCTTTTATAAATTCATCAGAATTAAATTCTGGCTTAAATATTAAATTATCTCTTCTAGCTAAAAGCGTATCTGCAAAAGAAATATTCATATCTTTTCTAAAAGTGATTTTTGCAGCACCAAGAGATTGACTTAGTGGTTTTGATAAAGTATTTAAACTTGTAGATAAAAGGTTAACTATATGAGTAGGTGGACCGCTAAGAATAGAGTTGATAAATATTTCGTTAGTAAACTCTACACCTTTTAAAAGCAATCCTTTTTTAATCATGTGTTTCATAACTTCTGGATTACCACCTGCTACGTTCAAGTATTTTGTAAGTCTTGTTAGAGCTAAAGCAGCTTCTTGATCTCCTTTTTCTACTAAATCAAAAATCTTATTAAAGGTTTCATCTATCTCACTTACTCCTACATTTTCAACAAAATCTCTATTTATATTATTTATATTTTCTGTACCTCTTGATCTCCTACCAAAATCTTTAGCTTCTGTTACTGTATCTCTTAAATCACCTGCAATTCTTCTTGCACCTAAAGTTTGAGAAGTAAGAGAACTGACTCCTTTATTTAAGTAGACAAGACCTTTTAATACTTTTACTTCCTTTAAAAATGCTGGTTTTATTTCTTTTATTAAATCTGCATTTTTTGTAGCTATAGCATTATGCAAAGCAGCAGATAAATTAAAAACAGCTTCGCCATTTTTATTCATCATTTGATTTACAGATATAGTTGTAGCAGGTAAGTACCTTGGATTGTTTATTATCTTGCCATTTTTAGTTTTTTTGAAAGGACCAAATTCTTGTAAGAAAAATCTAGCAGCTTCTAAAGCTTCTCCATTTGTTTGTCTTTGAGAAGCAGCAAACATATCTCCTAAAGATACAGACCTAGCCCATTGCCCTAATTCATCTGTATCTCTAAAGTATTCAGCAATATTTAAAAGACTATCTGTAAGCTCATCAATACCACCACCAGTTATGTTTGGGTTGAATGTAGATTCTATTTTGTCACCGACTTCTGGTACTTGTGTTGTATCTCCTATACCTTTTCCTTTCTTTACTTCTAAAGGTTTTACTAAATCAATAACTTTTTCATCTAATAACTCGTTACCAGCTTCATCAATACCAAGGTCTTTAAATTTTAATTTTCTCTTACGTTCTAAGGTTGATATAATTTTTGGAGCTAAAGGGGAATTTCTAAAACCTTTTAAACCTACAGCTAACCCTGTTAAAACTTCTCCTAAAATTGCACCACCAAAAGCTTTTCTAAGTCTTGCTTCTATTGGAGATATATCATCATCAGCTTTAAATACTGATGCTGGCATTTTTAACACATCTATTACAGGTTCTAACGCACCTTCATATTCATCAACCATGTTGTAAAGGTTTTGTTCGTATGGATCTTCTACAACAAAATCTGTAAGAAAACCTGCAACAAGGTTTCTTGTCCAAGGGTTCTTAATTCCTTTAAGACCTTTGCTAAAGATCCCCATAGGTAATAAAAACTGAGTTATAGCTTGTGGTATTTGAAAAAACGCACCATCATCTTCTCTTTCAAAATAACTGTAATCAATAAGGTCGTTATTGTCGTATGGATTGCCAGCTAGATAGTCGTATATATCATCTGCAAACTCTACAGTTTCGTTTATTGCTTTTAAAGGACCAGTAATAGCACCTCTAATTACTTGTGATGTTTTTGTTTTTGTTATCGCTTCACTTACATCTTGTCGTTTTTCTTCTGCTTCATTTCTTATTCTTGATCTGTTTTCTAATATTTCTTCAAAACTTCTTTGATCTCCCAAAAACTTATTATCAAAAAAATCTACTACACCTGCTTGGCTTTTGTTTATAACTTTACTGACAGCAGATAAGGGTGCATTATCAAATCTTTGAAACAAAGCATCTGTTTCTGGTGTTTCTAATTTTTTCTTTTCTTCTTCCTCTTCGTTGTTTAGAAGATTATTGATGTTTGAATCTGTCATGTTAGTTCTTTAAAAACTTTTTATAGGAGCCATTTTTGTATGCACCCCAAGCATCTAGTCCTTGTTCATCATAAAGTCGCTTGGCTGCAATTACATTAATAATAGGATCATATAACTCTTCTTCAGATTCAATATCAAACACATCTAATAATCTGTCTCTATCATCTTTCATATTAAGTTGTAATAAACCTATAGAAAATTCTTGTTTTTTCTCAGGATCTAAACCTGACTTTACTGTATCAATCATAGGATCACCTGCTGATTCTGCCATTGCTACAGCAGCCATGATTTTAGCAATCTCTGGCTCAAAACCTACAGCTAATAACATATCTTCTATTTTAGGTTGAGGTATAACTTTTGTCTTGTCTGTATCTTTCAATATCACATCTAATGCTTTTATCTGATTATTTTTTACTTCTCGCATATTTACGCTTTCAACTATAGGCATGATTAGCTCTTGCCCTATGTTTATCATGTCTGGATTATTTAAATTATTAGCTTCCATAATAGCTTGTACTGATGAGCCAAACTGATCTGCTAATTCGCTTAAAGTATCCCCTTGCTGTACTTCAACTGTAGTAGGTGTATCATCTTCAGTAAAAGCACTAGCTTCTAAATTATCAGTATCTACCAATAATTTCATAGGTTCATAAATCCTTGGACCTTCACCGCCAAATCCATATTCACCTGTTCGTAAGAATCTAATTATTCGATCTGCTTCTGACTTGCCAACAATATTTGTAAAGTTCATTTTTTCTTTTTCTGCTACTACTTCTTCTAACAACTTATCTCTATTTTCTTTTGTAATACCTCCCATTCTTGTTAGTTCTGCAATAACTCTTGATTCAACTGAAGGTAGAGTTGTGTTACCAAAGAAATCACCAGTTTCGTT